CAGGTGTCGGCGTGTACGTCGCAGTAGGTTGGGATCGCGCCGGCGTGCAGGACGGCCAGCGTGGTGGCGCTCATTGTCAGCGGCGGGACGGCTACGTTGTCGCCGGGCTTGACGCCAAGCGCCGCAAGCGCCGTGTGCAGCGTGGCGGTGCCATTGCACAACGCAATCGCGTAGCGCGCGCCCACGTATTGGGCAAACTCAACCTCAAACGCGGCGACCGCGCTCCCGTTTTTCATATTCTGGCCTTTGCAAGATGCAACAGTTCGTCAGGATGCCGAAGCGTTGCTTGCGTAACTGCCCAATTGGGACGCCCTGTCCGGCAGTTGTCGCCAAAATGCGCAGGCACGAGAAAGTCGCGCCCAAACATCCATCCGACCAACGTGGCAACGGGATCAGCCCAGGTAACAAGAAGAAATGGGCGATCCAGTTTTTGAGCCACCTTCTCAGCCGGAAGTGGCGACTGAAGCAACCGTCCTTGCGCGTGAGCCGTCGCCTTGACCTCAATCCAGTTCAACACGTCGCCCGTCTGTTCCGGCCCGTCAACGGTTGCGGCCCAATATAGGCCAAGCCATTTGTGCGCTGCCATTTCACCAAGTGCGCCGATATAATCCGGCCGCCGACCGGCTGGCAGTTGCGGCCCCGACTGATCGACCACTTTCATCTTGCGGCCCCAACGCTCTCGCAGGCCGCCAACATAGGTGGCGTAGCGAATCTCTGGCGCAGACAGGATGACGTTCATGCGGCCCGCCGTGCCAGCCAGAGAAGCAGGGGCGTCTTGTTCTTTGATCTATTGCACGGCCCGCAGGCAGGAACGGCGTTGTCGATGTCATGCTCGCCGCTGCCAGACAGCGGGACGATATGATCGAGTTCCAGCGGGCGGCGTTCGTAGCAATAGGTACAGAGTCCAAGCGATGACGCCAGCACGTCGCGCCACTGACTCCCGGAGATGCCCCTGCCGCTTGCCGACCGTTTGCGCGCTCGATGTTTGGCACAGTACACTCTTTCCTTTTCAGGGTTTTTAGCGTTGTAACGCGCGCGGTACGCCTTTATCTTCTCAGAGTTTTTAGCGTAGTAACGCGCGCCGTACGCCTTTATCTTCTCAGGGTTTTTAGCACGGTAACGCGCGGCGGACGCCTTCACCTTTTCAGCGTTTTCAGCGCGGTAACGCGCGTCCCTTGCCTTTTCCTTTTCAGGGTGTTCAGCGCGGCGACGCGCGTCCCTCGCCTTTGCCTTTTCAGGGTGTTCAGCGCGGTAACGCGCGGCGGACGCCTTCACCTTTTCAGCGTTTTCAGCGCGGTAACGCGCTTCGTACGCCTTGCGTGCCGCGTCTACGTGCGGCATTGCGCGGCCTGATAATCGGATTCGGTGTCAATCGTAAAGCAGCCAGCCGGGGCCGGTGGCGCCGGCGCGGGAAACAGCATCGGATGGTTGCCGAGATGCTCGCGCATGGCCTGATCGTCCGGCGAGGTGCGTTGGTGCGCGCGCGTCAGCATCGCCAGCGTGAACGCTTCGCCACCTTGTTCGACGGGGCAGCGTTCGCCGTTCAGCACTTTGCGGACGTGTTGCGCGTCCTTGAAGGGATCGTCCGGCGTCCAGCGGTGGATAATCGCCTCAGGGTGCCAACGGTAGCGCGTCGCGCAATGCCAGTAACGCGCCAGCACATCCCAGTCCGGCCCGTCATATGCAAACACGTTGGCGTCGAGGCGTTCCAGTTCGCCCGCCAATGCGCCGTCCGCGTCCGCAATCGGGATCGCCACAATCACGTGCTGCGGATAAAACACCTCACCCGCCAGCCGGACAGCGCGCGCGATCAACGTTTCGCCGTGCAAGTCCAGCAACATCTTGCGCGGCAGGCGTGTCGAGTGGAGCCGCGCTTGGATGATGCACAGCGGCGCAATGTTCACGCGCGGTGTGAACCGTACGAGGCGCTAGTCGCCGCGGCCTGTTCCAGTTGTTCCAAGTTTGCGCGCTCGTCGTCCGTGGCATCGCGGAACGAGCAGTAGATGTCTTTGGCCCGTACCATCCGCAGCAGCCCTAAGCCTGGCCACGCTTCTTCGGGGCCAGGGTTCGGCATACACCGCACGATGTCGCCCGGCTTCCACGGATTCGACTCAAAGACGCCGCTGTAGTGCGCGCCCGCGCCGGCGAACACCACGACGCCAATGACGGGCAAGTCGTGGCGCTTGTGCGGCGTGAGGATGAGGTTTTCTTCGGGCGCGTTTTCCTTGATCGCGCACCAGTCATACGCCAGTTCCGGCACCATGTTTACCATTTGCTTTGTCCCCATCGGTTCGTGATGCGTAAGTGGCGGTGAATCTGGAAACCTGGCGTATCATCGTGGCCAATCCCGCCGACATACACCGCGTTGCCGTGCTGATCAACGTCGCGCGTCCAATGAAACCAGCGCCACACAGACGCGGTAGGGTTGGCCAGATACGCAGCCACGAGTTGCGCAGCGGTCGGCAGTGTGTCGAGGCCAGGCGTCGGGATCAGGCCGACGCACTGGATCCCTTTCGGCGTCGCCACGGCATCGTCGGGCGTGTCAAGGAACGTTTCTTTGGCGTACCACGTTTGCGGATAGAATAAGGCGGGCGAGTGAGCCAGCATAGCGCGCAACGTGATCATTTCGTGCGTCCCTCAAAGCGTTCGATGTAGGCCAGCCCTTCTGCCCATGTCGCGCAATGCTCCCAGTATTTCTCAACTTTCGCCATTTCGACGTTCAATAGCTCAAGCCGTGTTGCGTCCATGCCTGGCGGCGATCCCCACCACGTCAGTTGTGACGCAGGCACGGCGAGGACATGAATCGGCCGCGTACCAATCGCCTTGATAAACGTCAGCATGGCGCGCGGGATGTGATACGCCGACGCCACAAGGCAGAGCCGGTTCCAGTTATTTGCTTCGGCCATCTCGACGAGGTTGCGCGCTTGCTCGTGCGTGTTCTGGCTGCCGTGTTCGACGATAATCGCTTTGGGCGGGACGCTGCGCGCCATGAGCAAGCCCGCCAATCGTTCGCCACCAATCCAACGCGGCTCGCTATCCACGCCACCGCTGCACACAATCACCGGCGCCGCACTGTGTCGCCACAACTCAACCGCGGCCGAGGCGCGTTGCTCCGCGTCCTCGCCGCATAGCACCACAATCGCGTCGGCCTTGAGTAGCGGCCCCGTATAGGCCGCGGCTAAGAACTGCTCGCGCGGGCTTACCATCCGCGCACCAGCGTCGTGAACTGCGACACCGTTAGGCACACCGACGCTTCTAGCTCGGACGGTTCGTCGTCGAGCATCACGTGCGTTTCGATCAGCTTGGCGCCTGTGGCAACCGCGTGCATTGGCACGGCGGGATCCGTGCCGTGATAGGATAGGCCCGTATGCGCTGTCCAGATGTCCGGCGTGCAGGCGAACGGTTCTTGCGGGTATCCAGGCGGGCAGAACAGCGTCGCGTCGGCGTCTGCCGTTTGGTTGGGTGCCACGCTCACGATCTTTGGCTTGCCCGTCGCGTCCACGAGCGCGTGCAGCAGCGCGCTTTCGTTATCAAGCCGCGCAATCTTATACGCCGGACAGCCAACGGCTTGCAGGACAGCGAGCGAGTCCGCGCCAAACACCGACGCAAACGGCACCAGGTGAAGGCGGCGAGCGTGCGCAAACAAATCAGGGAACCATTCCAGCGGCGTGCGCGCGACGTCGTACAGCGAGCGCATCGTCCAGCCCATCGCGCCCCACGGTTCCGGCGCGGGGCCATCGCCGCGGATCGCTACTAACTCGTCTGGCGTGTAGCATTGGAACTTGACAAACTCGGCGTTGGACGCGGCCGCGGCATCAATCAAGCGCAACGCCCTGTCCTTGTCGCCGTTATGCGCGTTCGATACCTCAAAGATAAAGCGGCACGGATGCTGCTCGCCAATAGCTACGCCCTCAATGTTCACGCGATCATTCCTCGGAGTTGTGCGACGGTAAGTTGGTGCGGGTTGGTGTCGCTGCGATAGCTCGTGATCGGCGGCGTGTCGGGCAGCGGCCGCACCGCGTCCCCCCACGTCGCATCTTCGGGCAGGATGACATACCGCGAGTTCTGCTCAATCGTATGGCGGGCTTCATCCTCGCTGATGAGCGTTTCGTGCAAGCGTTCGCCCGCACGCAAGCCGGTGACGACGTGGCCAGGCGCGTAGGGCTGGCCGTCCCGTTCCACCACGGCGCGGGCTAACCCTAGCACGGACGCCGAGCCGACGCGCGGGATGAAGATCTCGCCGCCGCGCATTTCTTCGAGCGCCGCTATCACCAGCGCCACCGCGTCTGCAATCGGCATCCAGAACCGCGTCGCGGCTTCATCGGTAATCGTGATGGGTTCGCCCGCGGCGTATTGCTGGCGCCAGAGATCGAGGACGGAACCGCGCGAGCCGAGGACATTGCCGTAGCGCGTGCAAGCCAAGCGCGTCGGCGTGCCGGACGCGAACACGTTGGCGCGCGTCCAGTAGCGTTCAGCCACCGCTTTCGTCATGCCGTAGAGCGTGTGCGCGTTCGGCGCTTTGTCCGTGGAAAGAAACACCGCGCGCCGCACGCCTGCATAGATCGCGGCCATCGCCACGTTCTTACTGCCGGCAATATTCGTCTTGCACGCTTCGCCAGGATCGGCTTCGCACGTTTCGATCCGTTTCATCGCGGCGGCGTGGATGACGGTATCGCACCCGCGCACCGCCAGCTCGACTCGTTCCGCGTCGCGCACGTCGCCAATAAAAAAGCGCAAGCGCGGATCGTCGTGAAACGCGGCCCGCATCTGCGCCTGTTTGAGTTCGTCGCGAGAAAAGATGACGAGGCGCTGCGCGCCCTCATTGAGACAATGGCGCGCAAACGCGGTTCCGAAGGAACCGGTGCCGCCAGTCAGCAGAATGTTTTTGCCTGCGAGAATCATCGTCGCGTTCGGAAGTGCGTCCGTCGTGCGTCGGGTGTGCAGCAGGAAATCTATACCGCCAATTCCAAAAGGCGTTGCGCCAGCGCCGCTTGCGCCAAAATGCCAATTTTGGCTTGTCCCAAAATAGCATATTTGTAACATTCCCCTATGAAAAACCTGCCCAGAAAAGCACTTGCGCGAGGTTAGGTATAAAGTTTATACTTATTGCATACGGATGGCGCAGCACTCACCAGCAGACGGAGATAACGAACATGACGAACGCACTTAGCACCCGCCCGACCGACGCCGAACTAGCGCAGTTACTGCGCGACTCGCGCCTTGCGCTGATGAGTGTCTGCCGCTGGCCAAAGCGAAAGGAACGTGAATTGCTCGCAACGACTGATGCAATGGACGCCGCCGCCTATGCACTGGAAGCGGCAATCGTAGAAGCGGCAAACGCAGAGGCGAAGTATTGGGCAAGAGCGCACACCTACGGCAAGCTGATCTAACCAGTCTGTCAGAGTTTGCGCGGGGGCAGTACCCGCCGCTGGCTTGTTCCACTCACGCACGACCCACTCACCGAGAGGTAACGCCAATGCGCGACACGCTCCGAATAGGCCAATGGCAAATAGACGCCACGATAGACGACGACGATCATTTAACACTGTATGTGATAGCCGCCGATAAAAGCGAGGTTATCGAATGTGACGCGCCCGACGGTTTTCCCGAATGGGTGGCACGACTAACCACGCGCAAACTAGAGGACGATTACGAGAACGCCCAAGCGACCAGCACGACCCACCCACCCACCAAGAGGTAACACGCATGACGACCATGACCACGAACACCCGCCCCACGGACGCCGAGGTAGTGCAGCTACTGCGAAGGGCAGCAGCGGGAACGCGCGCGCACCTGCACAATGACACCACATACGCGCGCCAGTTCGACGCCGCCGCCCATGCACTAGAAGCGGCACAAGAAACCGCGCCACCGATGACGCCGGAGCGCGCCGGCGAAGTCGAGATCATGTATCGCCGCGCAGAAGCCGCAACCGCAATCGTGACGGCCGCGGTGCAATGGCGCAAGTATCCGATCAACTGGCAAGCCGAGCTACAGACGGCGATTGACCGCTACAACGCCCTTCCCCGCTAGACTTACTTCTTCAGGAGATTGATCTATGCGCGACAACATCACCGCACCACGCAACACCGACACGCCTGCAATGGCGCACCTACGCTCGCTGGTAGAATTAGCAGGCAGCGTCAAGGCGGCATCCGATAGCATACAGTATCCCGCGACGATGGGCGAACTCACGATCCGCAAGATTCTGGCCGGCCATCGCCCGAACGCGGATGTGCGCGCCTGGCTTGAACGCGGCGCCAAGCGCGACGCGCGACTGCACGAGGCCTACTTGCGGGATAACGAACCTTCGGTGTAGATTGCAGGCACAACGGCATTTCGTCATGCCGTAGAGCGTGTGCGCGTTCGGCGCTTTGTCCCGTGCGGCGCGCGGTGTTTCTTTCCACGGACAAAGCGCCGAACGCGCACACGCTCTATTGAAGGACGGCATCGCGACCGGAAGCGTCGTGCCTGACCGCGCATTATTATTGCGGCCTGTTGTACTTCTTGGGGAAACTTGTTGCGCGCCTTCGGGCCTGCACCACTTCCGGCCCCATTGGGTGCAGCAGGCCGCTTTTCTTTTACTCAGGACGCCATGACGGAATTCACGTATCATCCCGCCGCAGACGCTTTTCCAATGATGGCGGCCGACCGCGCGGCTGAACTGGCGGCCGACATTGCGGCCAACGGACAGCAACGGCCGATTACGATGTGCGAGGGGATGGTGCTGGATGGGCGCAACCGCTACCGCGCGTGCCTGGCGTTGGGCCTTGCGCCAGTCACTGAGGAGTTTACTGGCGATCCGTGGGCGCACGCCTGGACGCTGAACGGCGTGCGACGCGACTTGGGCGACGAGCAGCGCTACCTGATCTGGAAGCACTTGAACGAACACGGCACCGCGTGGCGCGCGGAACGCGAGCGCATTGCCAGCGCCGCAAACGAGGCCCGCACCGATAAGGCAAAGGCGCAGCACGAAGTCAGCAAGCCGTACGCTGGGGAGAGGATGGTAGTGGGACATTATGTCCCACTACCATCGGACGGCAACCGAGACAAGGGCAAGCAGGCAAAAGCCGCGGCCGCGCACGTCAACGCTGGCGCGGTGGCGCGTGGCGACAAGCTGGCACTGGAACGGCCCGACCTTGCGGTCAAAGTGCGCATGGGCGAGGTCAAGCCCGCCGAGGCGCACCGGGAAATGCAACGCGCCGCGATTGTGGCCAACCTTGAAGATGTGCGGACACGCCAGGCGAAAGAGGTGCGTGGCGTGTATGACGTGATTGTGATTGACCCGCCGTGGCCAATGGAAAAGATTGAACGCGACGAGCGACCGAACCAGATAGGGTTCGATTATCCCACGATGTCAGAGGTGGAGTTGGCTCAGGTGGCCATTCCGGCCGCCGACAACGCCCACGTGTGGGTCTGGACGACGCACAAACACCTTCCGATGGCGCTGCGCCTGTTAGAGGCGTGGCACCTGAAGTATGTCTGCACGTTTGTTTGGCATAAGCCTGGCGGGTTTCAGCCAATTGGCTTGCCCCAATACAATTGCGAGTTTGCGCTGTACGCGCGACGCGGCGCGCCCAAGTTTATTGACACCAAAGCGTTCCCGACGTGCTTTGAGGCGCCGCGCGCAGGGCATAGCGTCAAGCCGACAGCATTTTACGACGTGGTGCGCCGCGTCACCGCCGGCCGACGGCTCGATATGTTCAACCGCCGGCCGATCGATGGCTTTGACGTGTGGGGAACGGAGGCGTCCGCATGAGTGGCGCATGGCAACAAGACAAACGCTGGTCGGATCAGTTTCTGCCGCACATGAAGCGCATCTGCGGCGAGTATCTGATTGGCGAGGCGACGCCTGACGACGATGCGTGTCGCAACACCGACTTAATTGTCCTGAAGATTGCGCCGGTGCGGATCGCGTGTCGGGTACGCAAAGCAACCTACGCCGCGCGCTATGGCGAGGAGTTTACCGTGCGCGCTGGACGCCCCTCTGGAACAAAGACTGAACTTACAAAGATTGTCGAGGGCTGGGGCGACTATTTGCTGTACGGCTTTGGTGAGGAGTCCACGCACCTTATGTCCCGATGGTCACTGATTTCGCTTACGGCCTTTCGTCGATATTTTATGCGGCACTTACATGGGCAAAAGGGCGAGATGCCTGGCGTCGTGCAAAACAACGCCGACGGGTCAAGCCATTTTCGTGCCTTCAACATCCCCATTGTGTGCGCATCAACCCCCGATCTTGTTGTCGCTTCGTCATGGATGGGTTCGCAGGGCTAGTTTGTCGGTGTAGGACGGGGCTTGATCTCGCTTTCCCCTTCATCCTAAGCGTGCAGCAAGATGCAAAACCTCAGCACGAGTAAAAAATCTAGGCAACGTGTCCCCCTCACGACCTAGTCCGTGGTTCTCCCGCTGAGATGGATTCGCCGTCACCGAAGGTAACTCGTCAAGGATGCAAGCTGACGACGCCAGACGGATGCGATAGGCTCTACGAGTTGGCTCAACCCGTCTTGATGCGCTTCTGCCTCTTTGGGGAACCGCACTAACCACGGAATAGAGGGGCCATAGCCTAAAACTAAACACGCAAAAGAAACGACGAACTTGCCTCAGGTACTTGCGCGATAGCAAACCGCAACGCATCTTCCACACATGAGAAACGCAACGCAGTTATCGAAAGTCGGCGTGACGTTTGCCGCCGTGAGTGAGATCGCGAAGTTCTACGGCCAGGCGCCGTCAAGCATCTGGCGTGTCGCCGTAGGGAAAACCACGAGTACCCGCGTCCATGCGGGCGTCTTGCGCGCATTGCTCGCCGCCGGCTGGACGCCAGGCGTCGGCATTGGGCAAGTGCTGGCTGATCTGTCCGCACGCGAAACGCCGATGCCGACTAGCGCAACCGCAACCGAGGTGACACCGTGAGCTACGTCTATGGCGATTCTGGATATAATGACGCGGCAGATCGGGAAGATCGCCGCAGCGACGAGAAGGCGGCACGATGGGCTGAAGGGCTGGATCAGGATATGTCGGACACCGAGTGGCCCATGCCGCTGATGCGCTGCCCGTCCTGTAATGAACCGCTGCTCACGAACATGGATCGCGTGTTCCGCTGGCACACGACGACGCCAGAAGGCTACAGTTGTTACCGCCGCGCAATGGAAATCGCCAACTAGCACACCCGCCGCCGGACGGCATCCGGCAACAGACATCGAGAGGGAGAGTTATCATGGCAATCTTGAAGCTACAAAACGTAGGCGACGCGCATCAGGCAAGAGTGACAATGTGCGAAGCGGTAGAGGGCAAGTTTGGCCCGCAAGTCAAGCTGCAATTTGAGAACGGCGATCTGCTGTTCCTGCCTGCCGACAGCGCGCACCGCCAGCTATTGCACGCCGGATTTCCTGACGTAGGCGAGGACGGCACCGCACGCGCCAATTTGCACGCCGTCGTCGGAAACACGTTGGCGTTCTTCCGCAGCCCAAACAAGAAAGCTGGCAGCGCGCCCTACTGGAACGTCACGATCGCCAACGGCGCACCACCCGCACCGTCCAAGCGACTGGCTGGCCCTGACACCGCCACGGCAACGCCCACGACGGTGCCTGGCGTCGCGCCTAAGCCCCAAACGCCCGCCAGCCATAGCACCACAACATCCGCGATGTCAAAGGCGCTTACGGCGCCTGCTGCGCGATCGAGGACGCAAGTGGCGGCCGCTTACGCATGGGCGCTTGCGACGGCACACGCCGCGCAAGTGGCAACGCTTGGCAGCACCGACGCGGCAGCCGTGCAAGCGGGCGCGGCGACGCTGATCATCCAGCTTGAGAAAAGCGGCCTGCTGTTTGAGCCAATCACGCTGGCGGCAGTCGTGCAGGCGCTCGACGTGACGCCGCCGAGTCGGTACGAGGAACCGCTGCCGCCGGAGCCAGACGAAGATTTCTTGCCGTTCTAGGATAGCTCATGACACCCCTCGACCCTGCCCGCATCCCGCGTTGTGATACCGTTGATCCCGCGTCGCTGGAAGCCTGGTACGGCCCGTTTGGTTGGGCCGACCACTTCCGCA